ATATCTCTTTCCCCTTTAAACATTGTTTCAAATGCGTTCATCCTACCTACCATTTTAGAATAGGCTCTATTATAAACTGCTGTTGAATTATCTGGTACTGGTGCTGTATCGTACTGTTGCTCCGGATAATATGGATCATTTACTATTGCTGCTGCTAGCCCTGCCCCTGCACTTATTATACTTCCCCAACCTGCTGCTCCTAATGCCATAACACACCTATATGTTAGTTGTTAATCTTGTATATTGTCCTCTCCATCTTAAGTTAGTTATAGTTAGTGCTAAGTACCCATCTGTTGTTATTAGAATTTCGGCAAGGTTAGTGTCTTTCATAAATGGATAGTTATAAACTCCTGTGAAAGGTTTTTTCTCCCCTACCTTTGATTGTCCAATAAACTCACTAGAGAATAACATTCTATTAGCGTCGTAATACTTTGATTCTACTTCTACACTAACTCCATATGAATCACTTACTTCTAGGAATATATTAGCTACTCTTATTCTTTCTTCGGTTTGTACTTTACCTTCTCTACTTCTTCTGTAAGGTCTGTAAGGTCTGTACTTTGATTTCACTAGCAAACCTATATGTACTTGTCCTACTCCTACATCTTCTTCTAGTGTTAAACTGTTTGTATCTTTATTAAACGTGTATTCTACTTGGAATAACGGCAGTTTACAATCTAATCCTCTAACCACTATATTATTATCGTCCCAGTTGAGCCATCCGTATGAGTCAGGTAACTGTACTTCTGTTCCTGTCGTGTCCACTATTATTTTGTTGTCTAAGTATATTGTAGTATCACTTTCTGATAGTCTTTTGCTTTCTATATACACAGCGTTTTTCCATAACTTACCGTCTGATAATGATACTATACTTAGTTTATTAAATTCTAAGTTTACATCCATTATTTCAAGTCCATCTGGAAATATCCATTTACTCCAAGATTTTTGTTTCTTTTCTCCATCACTGTTTGTGTACTGTTCATACACAAACAACTCATTTGCAGGAGTTCCGTCTGTTTGTACTACAAGCATTTCATTGGTCGAGTTTGCTACCATCCTTGTTATTCTTCCCAATAACAACCCTGCTACATGATCTGTTATACTATCTCCTTTATCTTGGTCTGTATCTTTTTCTCCTGTGTACTCTGTTATTCCAGCACTTGCTCCTTCTCTAGTTGGAAAGAAAACACTATTTCCCATTGCTACTGGTTTAGATAAAGTATCTACTTCTATAGATGTTGTTAAAGCTAATGCTCCAGTCTCTGGACTTAATCTAGATTCTCCTGTTATTTTAAACTGTGCGTTAGCACCTGTTACTAACATGTCTTTATTATGTGGTAGTAAGTGTTCTAAGGTGTCAATATTGACAGCGTTACTTGCTATGCTTACAGGATCAGTTACTAATAACTTTATACTACTAGCTTTCCAGAAGTCAAATATATCATCTACTCTTGTTGTTACACAATTAGACCCTGTTAATACCAGTAGTCTACTTTGCATGTATCCTAATCTTTTTATAGTATTTCCTACAAATTTAGGTATTTTAACTGATATATTATTTCCTGTATCCCTATCCGCCCATCCTAACTCCGGTTGTCCTACTATTATATCTCCATCTTTAAAGAACACTGTGTAAGGCATTGTTTCTGCGTTAAATTTATATGGTTGATTAGGGTCTCTTGTTTCTGCCCATACAACTTCTTCCATTTTAATTGGTCCTGGAGTTAAAGCCATTCTTGTTGCTGTTAAGAAATAGGCTCCTTTCTCTGTGTTTGGGTCTGGGTTTATTTCTACTATTGTACCAACTACTGCATACAAAGGTAATCCATCTGTGTTACTTGCTACATTATTGAATGTGACTATAGAGTCGCTACCTTGTCCTGATTCTACTTCTATATCTAACCATTCATCTGTTTTACTTTTTATTCCTACACTAGATCCTTTTACATATACATCTACGTCCCATGCCTCACCAGCTTCAAATAGCTTATTAGCTATTGCTGTAGCTACTGCTGCTGTTGCTCTAGCTGCATCCGCTTCATCATAGTTAGTTAAATCTGCCCCAATATTTGGTACAGTATGTACTACTGCTCCTAACTTTACGCCGTCTCTTTGCACTGTAACTGTCACTACTTCTCCATAGTTTAGTGCTGACATTATATTAATATGACTTACTTTTAAGTAGTTACCTTCTGACTGATCTGTTTTGGTATCCATTTCAACTATTACATTTCTGTTTAGAACAAATGTAGTGTCATTAATTGTTACCATATCTATGTCACTATCGTCTCCTGTAGCAATATATGGTTCACAAGACCCTATTGTGTTTTGTATAACATTATTTATCATCCCTATTACTGATCCATCTTTATGCACTAATACTTCATGTTCTACCCCATTACGGGTGAATACATGTCTTGTTTCAGTACCATCCCCTGTTTCAGATAACACCCCTTCGTGCATCAATGGTGGTCGTCTATTTAATTTTTCTATAGGATCAGAACGAAAATTCTCTTGTATCCTTGCGTATCCATACAACACTGTACTACTTGGCATTGTACTAACCCCGTGTACAGGAGATGGGTATTCTCCACTTGCTCTCATATTATCTCCTTAAATAAGGTCTTCGCCCACTACGTGCTTGCATTATCTCTGGTGTATTAAATACATTAATATTCTTCTCTTCTATATCTTGTGCTTTTAACATTACTAGTGTTCTTACTGCTTCTTCTTTTACTTCTTTTATCAATCCAGCGTCCCCTATTGTTCCTAGAATATAATACTTAGCTCCTTGGAACATGCACCATTGTTGCATTAGTTCTGGTATATCTTCCCATCTTAATGATCTTGTTGTTTTTAATATTCTTACGTCACTATGTATTAAATACGTTTGGTTTTGTATATCATACACAAATAGTCCTCTTGCTACATGATGCCTTTCCTCGAATATAATTTTTTTAAGTTCTGAGCTAATAGGTACTTTTCCTAGAGCGTTTGGTTGCAAAATTAAGTCGTAATCTACATTAAACCACCAATCTAGTAGTTGCTCTCTAGATACTGAACTGTTTATAAATCTTGTTATTATTCCTTGGTTAGGGTGTTCGTTAGGTGCGTTTACTGGTGTCTCTCCTGTAAACTGTAGTATTAAATCCACTGCTTCTTGGTATTTCATCTGTTCCCTCCTTTGGGTTATAAGTTCACAAAAAGGGGTAGACTATAACAGTCTACCCCAAATTGTCAATCTACAACTACCTTATACTACGGCACCTGCATTATACTTAAAGATACCTGCTGCTACTTCTGCTCTATTTGGAGTTGCACCAAATGCTACGTAACTATCAATGAACCATTGAATCTCAATCTCACTGTAATAAACCTTAGATGTCAAAGGAATGGTTTCACCCGCTAGTAGTGCTTTAGGTGTAATCAAACATGCTACACAATCTGCATCAGCTTGTGATACATTATAAGAACTACCATTTCCTGCATTAGACAGAAAGTTTTCCGCTCCAACTTTATCCTGTGTAGGAAAGCGGTTTGTACGCTGTAGTCTAACACCATTAGCCCTAAGTACTGTACCTAGTGCGTAGTCTCCATTGCTTGCACTAAAGTCTTTGTTAATCAACTTATCATTGTTCAACAGAGCGTAGTATTGTGCAGGACGAACTAGAATAACTGCATCCATGATATCTACGTCTTTCTCTTCGATACCCTGGCACATGTTATAAATAGCGGCTGCTAATAGGTCTGGATCAAGTTCGTCCAATGCTGCTGGTAAAATTACTGGTGTACCACCTTGGTGTCCTTCTGGTGCTGTACGAATAATAGTACTAGGCTTAGCTCCACCATAAGGGTCACAGTCTTCCCATCCACCTGATTTAATTCCTGCCGGGTCTAGTGAAGTAATCTGACAAGCCTTAATCCCTTGAACCAAAAGTGATTCATCAAAGAACTTACCTACTTCTTTACCATGCTCCAGTCCGATCTCTTTACGAACATCAATATGTGATAGGAAATCATCTAATAGAAACTGATTAGCTCTCGCCAATACTAATGTATCTACTTTGATAGAGATATTGTCAAAGGTTGGGCTATTGTCTACTGGACGTACTCCACGAGTTACCTTCTGTAGATTACCGTGTCCAATTCTATCATTAGTAAGTGTGTCTGTTCCACGTAT